CAAAAGAAATGAAAATACTAGGTAAAATGTAGTTTCTCTACTACTCTGGTTAGTTTTATCTTATCGGTTACAAGTACGTTTGATGTACTATGTGCTTTATCTCGGATACCAGTCACCTCACATTCAACTAATACGAGGTCACGTTCTCTTCTGAATTTCTTTACGAACTTTCTACAATCATCTATATCTCTTAGTACGTGAAATCCCGATGTATACATCTTTGATGTCTTTCTACTACCATCACATACCTCTTTGATATCAGCAGTTAACCACTCATTCATTGGTAATTCTCGTGTACCATTTAAGGCATGAAATAACGTATGTAATTTACCGTTTTTTCGTTCACAAATTCTATATGCTATCATATTTCTACTTAAAATCTTTACAAATTTTACGTTCGGAAAACTCACACCAGTCACAAAGTCTGGTAACATTGGTTCGGTAATCTATGTTAGTACGTCTATTTCCATCCTCATCAAATACGGTATCTACAAATTCCATGAATCCTTTCCATGCCATGTTTATTGACGGTTTACCATTTGCAGGTACGAACTTACTTATTCTCGGTATTGGGTATTGTGCATTTTCATCTATCTTTCGTTTGAAAATGTGATACTCCACCCTTATTCTATCCATTGAAACATTATATTTTTCTGAATAAAACTTTTTGTACAATAATAACTGTGATGTTTTTGTCTTATCATTCTTTTGCCATTTGCTCCAACCTTTCGTTGAGGTTTTGATATCAATTATGATAATTTCATCTGATGATATATCTTGTAATATCACATCTATAAAACCGATAAAATGTACATTATCTCGTATCTTGGCATTAAGTGGTAATTCTATACCTAATAACTTAAATCCTGATTTAGAGTAGTATTTGGTTAACTTACTAGTAAATTGTTTCAATGCTAATCTACCATCACCGAACGCCTCTTCAAGTTCTTCTTGTGTACACGGATCAACACCTTTTTGTTTCTTTCTGGTATCCGTAAATTCCTTTATCAGATTCTTTTGCAACAACAAGGTCATATCTATTTCCAATGCTTGTTTCTTAGATACACCGTACATTACGGACAAAAAGTGTTGAACTGTTTCGTGAAGTGCAGTTCCGAAAATGAAGTGAATGTTACTACCTGTTTCACCCAATTTATCTATATATTGTAACTTATATTTTTGTGGACAACCATGCCACGTAGAATATTGGCTGTAGCTTACACGTGCCATTTATATTAGTTTTTTCGTTATCTTTAATATAACTTCTTCTTCCTCTGATGTTAATAAATGAGTTGCATCGTATAATTTTCGTATCTCATCGTTCCATATCGTATCATTTGCGTTACGAAGTACCGTTCCTTTTTCTAAATGTCCCTCATCTGTTAACCATTCTATTATGTCTGTGATATCATAATCACTACAATTATCCAAAAATTCGTCAACATCAACATCGACATCTACATATGTACTATAATTCATTTTCTTTATTTTTTATTTATATTACTAATATACAACATTTTTTTGGATTATCCTAATTTTTTATAAAAGGATTGTAACTCTCGTAATAATTTAATTATCTTACTATCAGCTTTATAATATTCAGATAAATATCCAAACGATTTATCCTCATATGGAATTTCACTCGAATATTCAAGGTGAATCACACGACCTGTACCGTTACACCGTTTACATTTTTCAATAACGTATTCACTATTATGAGTGCCAACGTCATGACTGGTTTCACCAGTTCCGTTACATGTTTTACAAATTTTTATATCCATTATTCTAGTTCTAATTGATTTTCATTGAAAATATGAAGTAATCCATACCCAACCATTTCACCAACTACTCTAACATCACCTTTTGATGTTACGAATACCGAAACTATTGTACATGGAAATTCATAACCTTTTGGTTTGTAGGCTTTTTCACCTATTTCAAATTTGTGTATCATTTCTTTGGTAATTTAAGTTTCAATTTCGTTATCTGTTTAGGATCAATTCCATATTTCTCACATACATATTTTATGTGTTCTCGTCCTTCAAGTGTGGCATATAGTATTTCTACGTAATCGGTTGCTTCTCTGATTGAACATTGATAATCTACTTTAATCAAGTCTATTAACCACGATTCAAATTTTGAATCACCTTTACCCTTTACATATTTCAAGTAATACCTACCTTTTGGTATCAATCCAATGTATACCTTATATAATACCTCTGGATCTAATGCTTGTGTGTATGGTTGTAACTCTGATATTAGGTCTATCCACTCGTGACGCATTGATAAAAATCTATGTATCATGTAATTGCTCCATGTTTTTTTCGATGCCTCAGTCAACGTATCCCAATAATTTGGGTCTTGTGTACTCGTTATCATTTTTATATGATCGAAGAGTGTTTTTGGTTTTACTACTTGTTCTTCGGATTGTTTCTTTTTAGCCATTATTATTTTTTTTTCTTGCTTCTCTCATTTTTGCTTTGGTTTCTTCTGAATGTTTCTTACCATAAAAAGAATTAGATTTTCCTTGTTGATTGTTACTCATTTTTGCTTTGGTTTCTTCTGAATGAGTTTTGTCTTTCCAATAATGTACATTATTAGTTAACCATTGTTTTATCGAATTTGATATTTGTAATTTTGTTTCCTCTGTATGATGTTTGTTATACATAGGATTCAATACACCGCTAAAATCTGGATGATTTTCTTTTAATTTACGTTTAACTTCAGCTGAAAATTTTCTATTTCTTGCTCCCTCACCTCCATCTGTCATATTTACAAGATTTCCTTCACCTAAATCTTTTCTACCATATACCGATATAAGTTCAATTTCTCTTAATTTAGCTAATTCATAATCATCAAATTCATCATAAATTTCTACACTATACCCACACTTGCTTACAACATTGTACCAATGTTTATTTCTATTGTGAGTTGAATATGCTCTCTTTTTAGTTTTGCCAATTCCAACATAAAAAATCTCATTAGTATCATTTCGCTTGTGAATGTAAACTATTGCCTTTTTTCTCATAATATTTCTCCATACGATGGGCGTTTATTTTCTCTTTATTCTTTTCATAATAAAGTCGATTCCACTCTCGTTGAGCCACTTTTAACTCTTCCTCAGAATATTTCTTCTTTCTTCCCATCTATATATATAAGTATAACACTATGATAAAAACACTATGATAATTGGTAATTTATATTGATTCCATTTATCTTAACGATTTAAGTTGTTCTTGATAAATTTCTTCGAATTCATCCTCTACATCATATATTGATTCCCATGACTCACCACATAGTTGTTCCCAACCCTCACCAATCTCATGAACCTCATCAGTATCACGGCGATAGAACGTTGTTACCCCATGTTCTTCTATTTCAAAAAGAATATATTCACATTTCCAAGCGTTATAACATTTCATATTATTTCTCCTTTACACCTATACTTTTTAACACCTCTATATACAATTCACTATTAATCTCACCACAGTTACCACACAAATATACTTCAAGTGGTATTACTGTATCTGCTGGTTGACCTGTTAGTAATTTGGATATCTTTCTAAATTTTATACCAGAAACAAATACAGTGCCCCCACATTCAGCACATTTCATTTCTACTGAATCTGTTATGTTAAATTTCGGTTGCTGTGGTTGTTGTTCTTTGAGTGGATTACCACCCATATCTACTGTTTTTCCCATTGTTTTGTTTTTTATTTAATTACACCGAGTATTTGGATAATCGACGCCATAAACGGTATCTCTTTATCTATACTCAATGCATCTTTATGTTGTGATTCTGCTAATATTAATATTACCGCCGATGTGTTACCACCTGCATACGTATCCACTTTCTCATACAAAAATGTATATAATTCCGAGAAATCTTGAATCCGAGAATCCGCAATCAATTGTCGTGAATTCACATACGCATTTCGTGAATCTATATCTGATGATAAAATCTGTACAAGTTTTGCCTTTGTATCTGAATCTATGATATTAGCCACATCTACCTTTAATTTACCTTTTGATGAATTAAGTTGACAGGTATTGATAATCTTACGTATATCTGGATACATTGAATCAATAATCGGTACTATATCTGGTAACTCATACGTTACATTTTCAGCTGTTAATATCTCACTCACCTTTATTGCAACATCTTTTTTTGTTGGTGGTATCACTTGGAATGATTGACACCTACTCTGTATTGCTGGTATGATACGTTCCACGTAATTACACGTAAGAATAAACCTACAATGTCTTGAAAATGTTTCCATTAAATTACGTAATATTGCTTGAGTTGCGGGTGTTAAATAATCAGCCTCATCAAGTATGATCACTTTCAAATCTTTGAATCCCACCGTTGATGCAAATCCCTTTACTTTATTACGTACCATATCCACGTTGTTCTCGTCCGATGCATTGATTGTAATACTATCACATTCAATTGTGTTAACTAGTAATTTAGCCAATGTGGTTTTACCCGTGCCTGGTTTACCATAAAATAACAAATGTGGTATATCACTATTTGTTAAGTAATCTGCAACCTTTTCCTTTAGATGATCGTTACCGATATATTCATCTAATGTGCGTGGTCTGTATCGTTCACACCAAAGCGTGTTTGCTTCTTGGTTATCTACTTTTTGTTCTTCGAAAAATCCCATATTCTTAATATAATTTACCTAATCCTTCGTTTATAATTTGTTCATTGATACTCACCGTTTCACCAGCTAAAAAGATAGTTCCAATGTATCTACCATATTTACCCTTTTTATCTTTATTGGTGTGTAATAACACATCTTTATCCAAAATCTTTTCACGTAACCAATCACGACTGATAAGTCCACTTTCACGTTCTTCACCGCGTAATTCTGGTGTATCTACATCTGCCAATCTAATCTTTTCTGTTATCTTCACATTACACCCAAGATCAATAAGTGCAGTTACGGTATCTCCATCATATACTTTTATGATATGTGCTTTGTAGTTATATAATTCCATAACTTATATTCCTACCATTAATAAATCTGAATCTCTGAATAGTATGTATTCAATGTCATCCAATGTAAGTTTGTCGCCTACCATATCCTGTCGGTACATCACCGTATCACCCTCTTTTACCGATATTGGTATCTTTGTACCACTTTGGGTATATATACCCTTTCCAGTTGATATAACAGTTCCATATACGAACTCACCACGTTCGATTGAATCAGTTATGATTATACCACTTTTGTTTTTTTCCTCTACTGTAAGAGGTTGTACCAATATTCGATCACCTAATGGTCTATACTTCATTTTTTTCATATTTTTTGTTTATTATATTAAGCCATGTGGTTTCGCTTCCACGATTCCTGCGTTTGTTATTTGTACATATTCGGGATTGAATTCGGCTAGATTTCGTGCACCACCATATGATAATGCTGAACGTATTCCATCTACCAATCCATTGATAATAAATTTAACTCCACCTTTATATGGTATCATTGCTGACTCACCCTCTACATTACTAACAATTCCACCATTATCTTGTTTTGCTTCAAGTGATGCTGAACCTCTGTATCGTTTGTATAACCCTTGTTTAGTTTCTATAACCAAGCCTGGTGATTCATCAGTACCAGCTAATAGTGAACCCACCATTACACAATCCGCTCCTAAAGCTAATGCCTTTGATATGTCACCACTATTACGTATACCACCATCAGCTATTATCGGTACAGTTGCAACTTGGCTAATATTTATTAAACTCGTTACACTTGGTACACCAAATCCAGTCTGAATCCGTGTGTTACATAGTGCTCCATTTCCTACATTTATACGTAAACCATCCACACCCGCTTGTTCCAATTCTTCTGCCGCGTCGGCGGTAGCAATATTACCTGCTATAATATCAACCGTATCTTTTAAATTCAATTTACACCACCTAACCATGTCAATGACTTTTTGGTGGTGACCATGTGCCACATCAATTACAAGAATGTTTGCACCAGCTTCAACTAAATGTTGTGCTCGTTTTCTATCACTTGTTCGAACACCAATAGCGGCCATTATAGGTGGTTGTTTAATTTCTGAATGCCAGTCATCATACATAAAACCCCAATCTTCTAATTCTCGTTCACCATCTTTGGTTTTGTATATCCTAGTGTATAGTTCACGTACCATTGTAATTTGATCTGATATGGTCATGAATCTATGTATAACACCCACCCCGCCTAGTTTATATAACTTCCAAGCCATTTCTAAATCACATATAGTATCCATTGGTGAAGCAACTATCGGTATTATAATACCATATCTTCTACTTACCAATGTTCGTAATGAAACGTCTCTCCTACTTTTGATATTTGAAAATTCAGGTACTAACTGAATATCATCATATGCTAATGTTATTTCGTTTCTCATTCTTCTATTATTATAAATTTACATTTCAGTAAATTCGTTATTTCCTGTTGTCTATTCATATCCTTTTTTATATTACTGGTATGGAACTTCTCATAATATTCGATTACTATATTCTTTTCTTTACTATACCCATCTACGAAATAACCAAGTTCCTTAATATGATACTCACCGCCGTTTTCTGCGTGTTGTAAATCTGTTATACCAAGTTCTTTTGCTTTTGCTTCTATAATTGGTATTGATGATTTATTATAATTCGGGTAAACTTCAAATTTAGTTTTCCAATACTTAATACTCGTTAATCGTCTGTTCTTGCAATATTTAACATATTCATCATCATTCATATTCTCAAAATATGACTTCCTAGATTCACTCATATTCTTACGAGTTTTATCACTATACACTCTACCGGTGAAAGACTCACTCATTCGTTTACGAGTTTCATCACTTACTATTTTCCCGGTTGCAGTCTCACTCATTTTTTTACGAGTTTCATCGGAACATCCTTGTAATTTACGTTTTGCCTTTATCTTCTCAATTGTTTCAGGTTTGTGTTTTTTATTATACATTGGATTATTCATACCAATACGTGCACATCTTCTACATTTACTACCAGTCTTAGTGGCACCCATCAAATTTTTCTTACTACTATATGATACACCACACCCACATTCAGGACATTTTCTAGTCCATTTCTTTTTTTCGTTTTTGATCATAGTATCTCTCCATACGATGGGTATTTAACTTTTCTTTGTTCTTTTCATACCAACGTTTCCAAGTAGCATTATTTGCTGCTTTCTTTTCTTCTATTGTTTGATATTTCTTCTTTCGTCCCATCTATATATAAGTATAACTATTTGATAAAAAGTATTTGATAATTAGTAATTTATAACGATTCTAATTAAGGTTTCCGGAAAATAAATATCGGTTCGTACTTGCTCCAAGATCCATCATGGAATACTTTGTTTTTTACTCCTTCGGAGGCTGAATCTAATCCAACCATACGTGTCATTTTCATTTTTAATTTTCCTTTATATTTACACCCAAGTTCAGTTAATATATCAATTGAATCTTGTTCCAACGGATAATACAAATCTGTTCCTATTTTGATGTCTGCTATGTTCCAAAGTATATACCTATCATGTTTCAAGTATTCGAATATAGTAACCAATGTTGGTTTTAAGAAATTATCTCTCCAATTATCGTAATCTGAATATTCATCCCATGATTGACCTGTTCCTTTATCACCGTACCGTTCCCTATTAAAATAAGGTGGGCTTGTGAATGCTATATCCAATGTTCCTTTGTATTTTTGAAACTCTGGATTGTGTTGTATTAACTCTGAACCATTATGAAATAATTCAAATGTATTTGAAGTTTTAGTAATTTCAAAGAATTTACCAAATGTATCTGGAAAATCATCTACACAATTATCATTGTAGAAATTAGCCATGTACTCATATCTTGATATACCAATACTTGGTATAAAGTTATCAGGGTTTGGATCAGTACCAATGTAATGAAATTTCTTACGTGAACTCATTGCACCGAGTATTCTACCACCCCAACCACTTGATGAATCATATATGTTTAATGGTTCACTTTGTTTAATATGTGATGTATATGTTTCATATAGATACTTTGCAGTTAATGCTGGGAAATTCACAGCAGGTTGTCCACAACTTAATCTAAACACACTAAATATCTTCGGAAAAATCTGTGTTGATTTATCATACCAACGAATCTGATATGAGTATTTCGTAACATTACCCGATTGTGATTCCGATTCCGATTCTAATTTATCAATATTAGATACTTGGTGTGATTTTAACCACCCATTTTCTAAACATTGTTTTATTTCTTCATATGTACAATATAGATTATTAAATTCCAAAAACTGGTCATTAACTGTTCCATAATTTTCTAAGGTTGATTCCTTTACTTTAGATATTGATATATCATAGTTAGAATATTCACCTCTAAATACATTTCCATTGTGGATATCTTTAATCAACTCAAATCCAGTCTGTCCATTCCAAAATGGGTTTTCATCTGGTTTCGTAACAACCGAACGCGACCATGAATACATAGAATCTCGTTTAACTGCCCGTTTCATTATCCTAATGAACTTATCTTCCATATCAGGATCACCAAAATGGTCATATATTGAAATTCCATTATCAGTTGTTTTTCCACTTGATATTTTAGTTTTCAACATAGTAGGAAAAAACTGATTTACAACCGATGCATCTTTATTGAAATTCTGTATAATTCCCAACGAGTCGGTATCATCTGATAAATCTGTCTTTAAGAAATCACAACTGTTACCCTTTAGTTTTTTCAAAGAGGTTATAATATCATTTCGATCTCTACCAATAACGGGTGGTGTGGAATTAACATCCCATTGGTGAGTGATTTCCTTTCGTAGTAATCGTGCCCAATTCGTAAACTCGTCATCAGACATCTTTAATAATTGATAATATTCAATATTAGATTCTAATTCTTCAAATTTAGATCTCTCGTGGAAATAATTCATTATCGTCCTACCTCTTTTAAATACCGTTTTTTCATTTCTTCCCAACTGATACCAATTGCATCAATATAATACAAATCCTCTGGTTTCAGTCTATTTTCATCATATAGTTTTTCGTATCGCCTGATAGCCTTAGGTTTCCACCACCTATTAATATAATCAACACCCTCAGCAAACTTTTTCTTCATTACCAAATCTGATTCTTCAATCTCTGAACGTAGGAATTCATTACCATTATCATACATTTGAGCCAAATAAACACCACGTTTGAATCCATGATGATATGTTTTTGCGCTCACACCAATATGTTTAAAAATACAATTTATAACATTCTGTTTGGGGCCCGTTCTACTAATGGCATCCTCAAATTGTTCAGGGTGATTTGTTTTCAACCAATGAGACCACGGGATATACACATCATCATCTGGTTTTGTTGCCGTTTGGCCTGTTGATTCACCAAGTGTTTTGAAATGTGGTAACCCATTATATTGAGAATGAACACCATATAATGATGTAGTTGTAACACCTATCAGAACATTATCATACTTTTGTTTCCAATAATTTCTGATTACGGGTGTTGTTGTCATTGCTGCTATTAACTTTCCACCGAGAAAATTAAATCCCAATGGTTGTGTACATACAATGGTCGAGGCAATTGTGGTATTATTCAGTTTACCCTTTTCAAATTTATCTTCCTTTTTCCAACCGATATAATTATCACGTACCTTTATACTCGTTACATCAGATGCTAATGATATTTGGCCTAGTAACTTTCCACTAGTTCTATCAATAACATACACTTTTACGTTTCTACCTGGATTAGCTGACCAACTCATGGTGTGAATCATTTTTCGAATATGAGTCCATTTCATCATTTCGTCTGAATTCTCTACGATTCTCACATATGGGTCTAACTCATTTATCTCACTAATGGTAAGTTCTTTGTTAGTTATATCGGTGGGTTTCCATTGCCAATCATAAAACCCAGCTATTGTAGATTTACGGCGTATCATACTAGGTTCTTGTAATTCAACCCATTTTTTGTATAATGTCTGTTCTTCTACCGACATGGAACTTAAATAGTCCATGTTCTCCAGCAATAGTTTTTTCTCTAATTCGAAATCGAATTTGCTTCTATCTATACCGATATCCCAAAACTTCATATTATAGTACTTTCCAATTTTTTAATGAATTCTTCCAATATAATCTCTCAGTAATCTTTTTTGTATTTGGTCGTTCTATTTTCCCATCTAAATAATCTACTAGAATTTTAACAAATTCCTTTTTAGTATCATAAAATAGTGGATAATCATCCCCAACCATTTCTTCATAACATAATCCACGTGGTAAAATGTACGGTACACCTACACTCAATCCATCAGTTGCACTCATACTCCAAGCTGAATATGTTCGGAAACAACCCACACCAATATCAGCAGATGCAACATTTTTTAAGTATTGATTCCTATCAATGGCTCGTATTGATTGAACATACGGTCTATCCACGTCTGAAATTGAGGTTAAGACTTTGAAATCTTGTCGTATTTTCCACAACTTATCAATTTCCTTAAAGAACCATTCAGCTCCTGTGTATGGATTTGCACGGTGATTAAATAGAATTGTTTTAGGTTCAACCGTTCCAGTCGTAAATGATTCCGTTCCCAGATACCACGGCTGTATGATTTTATCTAACTTATCCAATACGTTCTGATTGAAATAATCACCAGCTCTTTTAATAACCATACGTTTTACCCAATCCGAGTTAACCCCACACTCTTCCATTTGTAACATTCCTGTTACATTGGCTGTAAAACTGTTATATTGGTATCCACCGTTTTCGGGGATTTCCCACCAATGACAATATCCAATGATACGTTGTCCCATTTTACTATAACGTCTTAGTATCAATGCCTGATTTGTCCACTCTGGTAAATGTGACCAAACAATATCGGTACTATCCCAATCTACTTTAGATTTAAAGAAATTCGAAGGAAATTGGGTTCGCATTACGGGTGGAAATGTACTGATTTTACCCATGTTTACCAAAGTAACGTTTGGGTATTTTATAAAATCAGCAGGTATATAACCATCAGGATACGGTATCGTGAAATGGTAATGTTCATTTTCTGTATTATTCAGAAATGATTTCATTACCAAAACAAACGAATCCGAATTGATGTCTTTATTTTTACCAAAATACGTATAGTTTGGTATTATCAATACACGTTTATCGTATTTTGAATCACTACCTTTCCAGAATTCCATAACTACGTTATTTTTAGTTACTTATCTGTACCAAGTAATAATCTGATGTGTAATTATCAATATCAAAGTGAATAGCCGCTAATCCCTGTGTTGAAATATCCAACACCGCATTTGTGGCATCTTTGTTAGCAACAAGAATCTCTTTCAAGTATGTAGCTGAAAATGAAATTGGATCAACATCCTCTGTTACAGATGCATCAACCTCAATTGAAATACGGTTACTGTTAATCGAAGCGTATCCTAAGATAATCTTAGCAACACCATCTTTAACCATAAAGGTAAAGTTATCTTCCTCAGATAAAGCCGATTTTGCACGAATGAATTTGTTAATAAACTTGTCATCTAATTTAATTTGTACATTAAATTCAGGTAACTTTTTCAAATCCGGTACAGTTGGTATTACTGATAGGTCGGATAACATATAATTGATTGTTGATGATTTATCATTGAATTTAAGTGATACTAATTTACCATCTATCGTATTCAAGTTTAATGTAACATCTTCACCAAGTACCGATAGCATTTTTACCAATTTACTTGTATCATATATACCATACGTCGTGGTATCATCCCCAAAATCTTTCATCATAACTGTACCTAGTACAGATTTATCATCTGATATAAATGATGTCTTTAACGTTGAAGATTCAGATTCCCATTTTACGCTTTCAATTAAGCCAGCCAAATGATATTTGCTGACAAACTTTAACAATTTTGTTTTTTCCATGTTTGTTTTAATTATAGTTTTATTTGTTATACAAAGATACGAAATTTATTTCACATATCCTAATTTTATTTATTTATTTTAACCGAAACTGAAGAATTGTTCGGCTGCTTTTTGCTCGTTTACCACCTGTCCCCAGCCGAGAACGTTGTAAAAATCTTGTAATTTTTTGAGTAATTCACGTTCAAATATCTTATCGTAATCAATATACGTTTTGATAAATTCAGTTATTTCATCAGGATCGTTGTATCCTGTAAACCCAACTGCGGCAACACCAAATGGATTGTTTTTCATATATGCCCATTTAATCTTATCAGTATCCTTAACAGGTGCATATTTATATGGTGTCTTAAAATGTTTCAACATATCATTATATGTTATAGCGGCTTTAACGTGAGCAGGTGTTCCCTTTTTATATCTAAATAACGAACCATCACCAACCATATATTTTTTTAATCCTTTAATGGCTGAGTTTTTTGCTATCTCAGCTATATTAAGTTGATTCATGTTATGCTTGAAATCCATTATCAAATCACGTAACTCATTTTGTGTTTTACCACGTAATATATCAATGAGTACCGTTTTCATTAAGTTAGCAAATGAGGCTGGAAATGATGATCTAACCACATCTAAACCTTTTACATCTAGTTTATCAACTGGTACACCTTTGTCTAAAATAATCCATTGAGCGTATCGTTTTTTAGCAATCCAAATTCCTGCCTTAGCAATATATTCCTTTTTAATCTCTAATCGGTGTTTATCCTTTGAAACATTAAACACACTCGGTGCCAACATATCATAGAAATCATTTAGATAATCTTGCATTTCACCTGCAATGTCATCCACGAACTTAGCTATTGTTTCTTGGTCATTATTTTCCCAACCCGGTCTTCTATAACTTAACAATGGAACTGCACTAAAAAATACTGAATCCATTTACGTGTCGATGTAGATATTGTGATCACTCGGGCCACTTGTATCTACATCGACTTCTATTTTTTGTATGTTTTTAATCTTCATTATGTTTCTTTATTGTACTTATATGTTTAATTACATCACGAGCCATTTCCATGTGTTCATCGTATTCATCACAATCTTTGAAATTATCTCTGTTTGTAACTCTATCGGATACCCATTTTGATTTCATACCGTTGATGTAAATATCCCACGCCACGTCTTCTATCTTAGTAGTTTTCATATTTATGATTTTAATTCATCTAATTGTAATTCAAGATTTATTCGTTTCTTTTCTTCATTGAAGAACGGACATTTATCAGAACGTTTACACATAACACACCAATTACCAATTCCCCACTTTGTACCCTCTTCACAAGCGTAACTAAGGTGTTCATCTATATAAGCATCCATTAACTCTAATACCGCCTCTCGTGGAAGATAATCGTATCCTTGCCATTTGAATAATCGGTATTTGTCATCGTACATATTTTCTTTTGATTTCATATCAATCTATTATTTCAAAGAATCCTGTTGCCTTGGTGTTGATTTCGTTAGCTGTAATCTCTCGTGATCGGTATTCGGTTACGCCTTTATCAAGTCTACCATATACATCACCATATTGTATCCAAACCCAACGATACCAAACCCAACAAAATTTCATTATTCGGTATGTTTCGTTTTCTTGTTTTTCTATCTTAAATGTTTTCATGTTTAACTTAATTCGTCTGTCATTACTAAATCTTTTGCCATTATTTCGGCTAATTCACCATTTCGTACTACCTTTATGTATTCAGTTAAATTGTATTGTTTTGTTGTTCCATCCTCTAACTGAACTTGGATTCGTTCTGGTGAACTCAATTCGTTATTATACTTGGTATTACCCATATCTGCGGTTGATTTGATAATCAACTGACCCGATGAGGTTGTTGCACCTGCATTATCCACATCATAAAATCTCCAACCATACAACCCAAGTACACCATATAAACTATTTAATAGTATCTTTTGTACATGTTGACGTTTATTGTAATAATTATATTTTTCGGTATCATTTGCTATACCGTATTTTTTCATTAAACCTTTATATTCAACTCGTTTATCAAACCAAATGTTCAATATACCTGGAATACAACCTACAATATCAGTACGATATACTACACCATTTGCTGAAATGGTCATTTCATTATCTGTAATGTATTTCTTGAAATCCGATTTTGGAATAACATGGTCACCAACATGGATTTTGTAATCATCATCACTCAGATATTTCGTATAATCCCAATTATCAATTTTCAACACTTTGGTTTCAGGACTGATATTTAATGTGATAATTATCATTGGATACAATGAAGTTAAATCCAAGTCATATATCCATTCATATCTACCTGTAATTGGGTCTTTTACATATGCACCCATTAAATCAATAACAACACCCCACTCTTTATCCAATGTTTCTGGAAGTGGTTTTGCCGTTTCAAAATATCCCTGTTCACGGTTAATACCTATATATGGTATTAGTATTTTACTTGATTTTGATTTATTTATCTTTAGTGTACCAGTATTTGGTATTTCAGCCAATGAACCCCTTACGTATATACGTGTTTCACCCGATATACCCTTTTTGATTATTAACTTAGTTTTTGGTTTTTTATTCGGAGCTACTATACCACGTTGTTTTAGATACGTTAATAATGCACCCTCTAAATATTTAGATGAATATACTATATCCTCATATGGTACGTGGCCTGCGTGACAAATACCACGTGCTAATTCAATGAACTGTAATTTCTTCTCAAACTTAACAATTAATTTGGTATCTACTAAACTATATTCGATAAACTTATCAAGATTAGTTCTAAATAATTCATCCAAGTTACCTTGATATTCAATTTTACCCTCACCAAGTTCTAATCTAGCAACTGTATCTAATCTATAATTCGGTAATTCACCAAAAGTAAATTTCTTGTACATTACCATGTAGTCTAAACAACTTACACCAGCAATGAACCACCTATCTCGGTAATCTGAATAAAACATCTTACCAATTGGTGATAATCTATTAGCATAGGTGTCACCAAGTACACGTTTTAACCGATTATATATGTATGGTATATCAAAGTAATCAATATTCCAACCTGTGATTATATCTGGGTGTATCTCCTCATAAATTTCTAAGAATTTCATGAGTAATTCATGTTCGGTTTGAAATGGTAATACAATGGCTTCCGATGTTGTTCGTTCTTGCATTGTACCATCCTTATTGAGTACCAATACCCAATATTGATCAGTTGCACTGTCATGTAAACTTATAGCAGTAATTTCGTTTTCAGCTGTTTTAATATTAGGTGCACCGGTTTCGGTTTCAACCTCAATATCAAATGGCATTACTACAATACCCGTAGATACCTCATCACTATCGGTATACATATCTACCAATACACGAGTCGTTTCAGGTACATCAGATTCAAATAAACCTTCTTGTCCTTTTTTGAATTTATATATCTTACTTAATTTATCACCATATAAGGATGTGTATTGACCGTTTTCAGCAGGTTCATACGCATACTTAGTGTATGGCGTTGTCAAATAACCCCGTTCGTCATCCCAGATGTGAACACGGTTACGTTCTCTTTGATAATAGATGTTTTTATAAATAGCAGTAGTTTTTAAGTAGTTATCAATGTTACCTCATCTTCGGATACAAATTCTCTCCAATCGTTACCAAAGAATGCTAACCATTCTTTTTCATCCACGCGTAATACTAGTGGAAGACCAATATCATCCTCAAGAATATCATCAATTACATATATAGCATCGGGTGGTAATCCTAATTTATCTGATGCCTTTTCTGTTAATTTAACAACTGAATTTAGTTTCATAATTTTTATTTTACCCATTCGTTAAATGCCATTTCGTATGCTTCTACCACGTTTGTAGCAGAACCATCTTCGATGAATTTTTTAGCCCACTCTTCAACTTCTATTTGTAAGTTATAGGCACTTGCCTCGACTAGAATTTCTAGTATTTGTTGTTTTTCTTCCATTGTTTAATTAGTATAATTCAAAAATTTATTAATATATGAATTTAATGGTGCTGTATTTGTTACTTTTTTATTTGTGCGAGAATAATTATAAGTTTTGCGTTGTTTGAACTCACCACCATTCATTAAATATGTGAAATCATTCCAACTAAGAATATGAATATTACATTCAAACGTAGTTTCTAATAATTCAAGATGTTCACCAACATTACGTTCTATTGGTGAATATGGATGTAATATAAAAATATCACCCCCATGTAACTTATACTTTCTAATATATTTGAAACATTTCGTTGGTAGTTTATCACCAATTGAACCACTGACCCCCTGAGCAATACAATCCATATGAAGATATCCTTCAATTATAAAGTCTATACCATTATGTGAATTATATTTATATGGTATATGCATTGACGATAAATAATGAACAACATCAGTTTCCAATTGTTTACCTCTCTTATGTACTTTGTCTGTAAATTTTACTATTTCCATTGTTTTATGTTTTATGTTGTGTAAAGATACGAAATATATTTTACATATCCTAATATTATGTTAATTATTCTTTTATTATTATAAACTTACAATTTAGTAAATCTGTTATTTCTTGCTGTCTTCGTAAATCTCGTTCCTCTTGTCTACCGTGGTGTTTTTCGTAATATTCAATTACTGTGTTTTTCTCTTTACTGTAACCATCTACCCAATATCCAAGTTCTTTGATGTAAAATTCACCACCGTTTTCTGCGTGTTGTAAATCAGTTATTCCAAGTTCTGTTGCTTTTTGTTCTATAATTGGTATTGAGTTTGAATTATATAATGGATGTATCTGTCCATGTAATTTAGAACGTTGTTCAATCATAGCAATTCGTAATTTCTTCCTTACGGCCGGTCTTTTACTTGGATTGTTATCACCTTTTAATTTTCCATTTAGTTTCATAGTTTTTCTAAACTTCTCAATGGCCTCCTGACTACGCACTTGTACACCTTTTTTACCTTTATTCCATGGCACATAATCTTTTTTAGCATCTCTCATTTTCTGTCTAGTATCTTCCGATGGTGTCCATCCAGTTGTATATGTGTTTCCTATCTTTGATAATGATATCTTTCGTTTTGCTTCATCTGTATGTGTTCTTCCTGTATTAGTACATGACTGACAGTTTGTCTCAATTTGATTTGCTCGTTTCCAATTTTTTTTACGGGTGTAGTTAATCGTTTTTCCGCAACTTGGACAATTTCTCTTCCATTTCTTTGATTCGTTTTTCATAATATATCTCCATCAGATGGGTATTATGTTTCTCTTTATTTTTTTCATACCAACGTTTCCAATCAGCATTATTTGCTGCTTTCTTTTCTTCTTCGGTATGATATTTCTTCTTTCTTCCCATCTATATATAAATATAAAACTTTTATAAAAAACCTTTGTTTAACTGTTATTTAGAAAAAATCCAAATAGGTTCGGAAAACAGCTTGTCTTTTGACTCTTCCGATTCCTTTATTCGTTCCTCACTATATTGTTCAGTATCAGATGCGGTGCCGGCTCCACCGGAATTTGGTCTACGTGCCATGGCCATCCCGATACAACCCTCATATGTTAATCCCTTTGATTTAAGGAAATCATTCATTGGATTACAAATTTCTAACCAACCTCTATCAGTTGACCATTTTGAATTTGTATAAACATCAGCTATATTAATTGCAATAATACCACCTTTTTTAACAGTTGGTATAATCTTTTCAAGTGTTTTATGTAAAAACTCAGCGTTCCAATCATCTATATTCTTGTATCGTACCCAACTTTGTGTATCATCATACGAATACCGTTCTACTGAAAAGTATGGTGGTGATGTAAATACAACGTCAAAATATTCATTCCATTTACTGAAATCGAAATCCTCTGCAGGTGATATATGAAATTCTGCTGTTTTATCGTTCTCAAAGAATCCTAAATGTTTCTCATAGAACTCACTTTGTTTGTGATATATCGGGTGATTTTCTTTACGAGGATCCAAACCAACATAATGTTCGGTTGTACTAGCCGCATAAAAACCAGCTAATCTGTCGCCCCAACCCATCGAAAAGTCCAATACGGTTTTGGCACCCAGCATTTCATAAAATATCTTGGCCACGTTAGGCTTAAATTGTGCACATATATACTTGCGTAATCCAATCATGGTACGTAATTCACTCTTACCTAATTGTGGTAATTTAAGTGAATAAGCCGCTCCCATTAATGAGGTCATAAACTTGTGGCTTTCCCATGTTCTTTGGGGGCCTGGTGAAACTGAACCATCAACCGACCAGCGATTAATTTGTTGGAAATAATTAGATGATGCATTTCCAGTATTTAGTCTACTGAAATACATTGGTTCACCTTTGTATGTATATGGATACCGAGATTCGGCTGCCTTACGTGGAAACCATTCTCCTTCTTTTAATATTGCATTCCAACGCACCTTTTTGAGCCTCATAAAATCTTTGTAAGCATCCTGTTCGGTGATATCCGCATATGGTATGGGATATTCCATCAAGATTTCAGCTAGTATTTCCCTAACCTCTTGTTTCGGATAGGTTTCTTTTATATGAGTCCATTGTTCTTCGTTTATGAAGAAGTAAGGCTGCATATTCTTAAACTGTTCGAAATATTCTGTTATAGGTAGTATCATTTAATATTTAAAAAATTGTTCTGTTTTTATCGTTTGTAATGGATATCTATATACAACACCTGGAATAATCCCATCCGCTTTAGATGTCCAATGAGTTTCTTCAACAAATTTAAATCCATATCGTTCGTAGAATATTCTTGCTCTACTATTGAATGAACGTACTGTTAATAGAATATTCGGAGCACCTTTTGATTTACAATACGTTACAAATTCATCTAATACTTTTTTCGTTGCACCAACTATTTTTCTATCTGATGCTATTTGATGTATTATAAATGCCTTTGGTTTTGCTTTAGTACGTGAATTTCGTGTCACGGGTGTACTATCTGAATATTGGTGAAATGTGATAACAACACCATCTTGTAATATAAGATTACCGTTCTTTATACGTTTAATCAATCTGAATCCCTGTTTGTACATATGTGGAAATATCTCTGGATATAGATTAATAATTGCCATTGAATCCTCAACGACTTTATCCATTTCTTCTCCCTCTTCTTTTATGTGTATGATATTCAACATTACCCAAAGAATTTATTTAGTACCAATGTATTCTTATACTGAAATTTATCAGCTAATCTTTGTTTTAACGTATCCTTTTGTTTTTCTATAATACCAGATATACCAGCTCCTTGAGCAAACCATATCTTTTTTCTATATAATAGTTCATCACTTATCTCACCTTTGAATGCATCCCTTAATAGTGGTTTCATTCTACTATTTTCAGTTTGGTACAAAGGTGGTATGTTTAATGAGTATTCCACAAATGGTCGCCAACTATATGGTGTACGTATTTCAACCGTACCACCGTGCATTATACTTGTATTTTGAGATACGAAATTTCCTTTGTGTACATCACGTATTAATTTCCTACGAGCCTTATCATAATCCTCTTCAGTATATGCCCACCTTGTAATATGTCCATAACTACCCCAAATTTCATCTGATAAATCACCACTAAATACTACCTTAAATCCTTGTTCATCAATAGCTTCACCGAGTTTTCTAGTAGCTAATGCACTACCAACGTTTTGCCATTTGGCCATTTCGGTAACATACAATGTACTATCTATCATACTTTCAATTTCTTCACTTGATAAGTAAACCTCATGTAGTTTAATACCGAATTCCTTAGCGGCTATTCTTGCAAACTCTATATCAGTACCACCATCCGTTGTAACCACAAATGCTTCAATCTGTGGGTATATCTTTGAAAGTAGGTATGTGATTATCACACTGTCTATGCCACCACTTAAAAGTGTACAAATAGGTACGTCAGATATCATCTTAACTCGTACCGCCTCTTCTAAAGATTCTCTAATTTTCTTTACTATGGATTCCCTATCATCGTTTATGATATCAGTTGACAACTCATAATATGTATGTTGTTTGTGTATCTTAGTTTTGTAATTGTATTCGATATATGTTCCAGGTGGCACCGTTTTAACTTGTTTTTCATACAACTCGTTAATTGGCAAACCTTTCTTTTCAGAACAAAATACCAAATTAGAATCACTATTAAGTGCATACCAAAACGGTACTTCACCAATGTAATCCCTAACTAAGAAACATGAATCAATTCGTGTATCTATAATTGCAAATGAAAACATACCGTCTAACTCACGAAATACATCTACACCAAATTGTAAATATCCATTCAGTATAATTTCGGTATCTGAAGTCGTTCTGAATGGTATTGTAATCTTATCTTTTAATTCCTTAGTAAATTCACTTCCCCACAACTCACCATTATATGTTATACAAACCGTATGGTCTATATCCCAAAATGGTTGGTGTGCATCAGTTGATAAATCTTGTATTGATAATCGGTTGTGTCCGAAATAGAATTCATTCACATTATCGTAAGCAGAGTTATCCCTACCACGATGTATTATTTTACGTAAACCATCTTGAATTGTATCTACGTTGTATCCATTACCACCAATTATACCACACATATTATTTTGGTCTTACGGTATCACGTTCGATACATGTACTCATGTGGTCAGCCCAATGAACAATATAAGGAATATTTGTTCGTCTATGTTGTGTTACATTGTAAGATTTCAAATACCGTGAATTTTCGTCCTCATACATACCATCAGCCAATTTGATACCGAAAAATTCAGTTTCGGAATAACTAATACCATACCTATTCAATAATAGAAAAGTACGATCAATTACGGTTATATATGATAACGCTGGATTTGGTACATATAGTTTGCCTTGATTCTTTATATGCCATTCCGATTCATTTGGTAAAAAGTGTATCTTACCAACATCACCAAGTTTACCCAAATCATGGTGTATTGCTGAGAATAATAATTCTTCTTGTGTGAAATTGATTAAACCACCACTGTCTTGGTACATTTTCATCATTTTCATACCGTTCTTAGCAACGTTCATAATGTGGTCAAGATAACCACCATCATAGGCATTATGATAATCAATGTTACCACTTGCGGGTGATATCAAAACATTTACACCTAGTTCCTTTTCAGAATACATGTGTAATAGTTTGTCTAATCTGTCTCCAGAGAATGCTTTTTTAAGGAATTCTATGAAATCTGCATAATTTTCCTGTAATTGTTGTTCTGTGTATTTTACCATTATATTGTTTTATTTGTAAAGATACGAAATTTATCTGTAATAACCTAATTATTTATATAAATTTATTTAACGTATTTTCCGTTTCTGTCGTTTCTGGTAGTGAACCATCAAATCGGTAATGATATGTAAGTGCATCTGCACAAACTATGGTTTTATCCAAAATATCTAATATTTCTTGTGTTGGGTGTGGTCCCTGTAATCGTTCTTTACATAATTTTACGTTATCTTCCATAAGTTCTACACCGTATGTGGTTGAAAGTGCTTGTTCTAATGAACATTTACTACGTTCCATTTTTCGTATTACCACCTCTGATAAGAATTGTCCATCACCACAACTTGGGTCTAAGAATGTTTTTGTTTCATCTGTGAATACCTCTATTGGTAATTTATCTAACATTGTTTGTACCAATGGTGTTGGTGTGAAAACTTCTGCGGTTTCTTTTACTCTAAGTTTATCACGTTCGATACCGCTCATGTAATCGAAATTTCTGGAATGGTTTATGTAATCACATAACATTATATGAATTCCTTCCAAAAGTCTTTTCTGAATAGTGCTATCACTTTACGATTATATTTATCACCAAAACTTTCTCGGAATCCCATAATGTTTTTAATAAAACGTTCATCTTTTAAAGCTTTATAAATATGTGGTAGTTTATCAGTATCATCTAAAATACCCGTACAGTCTTGTGTCATACCAAGTTCACCCACATTGTCAATAAAAACTCCACAGTTTTTTCGTCCAAATATAACTTTTGGTATCCCAAAGTGTCCTTTCTTGTTTGTATTTGAATACCAAGTACATCCTATTTCATCACTTGTATTTACATTCATAATACATGGGTATTTAAAATCAGCGGTTGGTTTATTTAACATTAAGTTTTCATTCTGTGTATGATATGAACAATCATATAAAATATTTACTCTTTCTTCACCATCGTTAGCAACCAACGAAAGTACTTCTTCTATATTACATTTAGGAATAAATGACATTTCTGAAATATCAATATTTACAATCGCTTCATCGATATCAACTATCTGTGTTAAAAAGTTATCATTTTTTGTTTTTCTTAAACAATACCAATCATAATCAGTATATGCTCCAAATGTTTCAAACCCTTTCCTGTAATTGTTTATATTAAGGTATTGCATTTGATACCCCCTCAAAATGTGTTGAATGTTTTTAAAAGTACCACTCACATTTCGCCAACCACCTGGGTGTATTAAACTAATGTAACCATCATCTTTACATACATCAACTGATTTTTTTACAAAGTATGGCCAAATTGCTTTACTTTTTTTATTACCATTCTTTAATTCATGATATGGTGGATTACCTATTATTACATCAAATTTCATATTTTCTGTGTTCTCTTTACTATAAATATCAAATGTTCCGATTAAATCAAGTCCATTGATATATGATAAGTACATAGAATTTTCAGAATATCCAAACACTCTTTTTTTGATATTTTTATCAGAATGTCCAAAAGTTCTTAGTTTTTCTACTACTTGTTTTATAAATTGTCCACCTGCCATTTGTAAATCACAAAAGGTGGTGGTTTTACTTTCCCAAACATTATCTGGTATTTTGGATAACATTGGTGTGATTATTTCATTTATTTCAAATTTTAATCTTGACAACATCTTTTAAATTTTAATCGTTTTATACTATAAATATACGAAAAATAATCGAATTATCCTAATTATTATGTAATAAATTTACCCAATTAATGTTTATTTTTCCTTGAAAAAACAGTTCCTTTATGATGTCATAACTAACACCAAATTCTGAACTAATGATATCTTCCCAAGCTTGTTCTTCAAATACTCTAAAACAATCTTTAATGTTCTTTGCACCTAGTGGTTTTGCCGATTTTAACAGTATATCACTATTCTCATATATAGTCGTAAACATTTCACGTACTCGTTGTTGTTCTTTTAAGTGTACATTTGGTGGGGTACTTAAATTTTTACGTTTCTTATTTGTTTCGGGTTCTTTTGTTTTGCCCATTTTTGCTGATTCGCGTGGTTCATTTCTAACATAATCAATGTTACCATTTGCGAGTGCTGAAATCATTTCTGGTGATAAATTATGAATATCTGTTTTCATTCCCATTACCTTTGAAATCGTTTTTCTTTTCAACGCCTCGGTTATAAATGTATCAACATCAACTTTAATTGAACCATCATCAGTACAAGTGAATATATCAATAGAACCTAGTATTTTTTTCAATTCTGATTGAATATCTACCTCTGTTGATTTTTTTCCTTTTACCAAATTCAACGCGGTTTGGATAATCATTGTATCGAATTTATCATCACGGTTTGAATCAAATGATAATGAATAAATTTTACCCATTTTATCATCAACTGAATCATCTGGAGTTAACGCTCTACTCATTTTTTGAATAGTAGCTCCATTTTGTCCTTTATCATACGCCAAATACAATTCATCTAATTTTGCTACCGAAAATGAACGTTGTCCTATTTTCGATGATAAAATTAATATAGATTTATTTGGATTTTTGTACATCACCTCTTTAACATATTTCTCTGCTTTTTCTTGAGTGGTATGTTTACCATGTAATACCACTATTTCAAATTCAGGTAACGCTTGTTGTGAAATTTGTCCGATAACATCTAACATTTCTCTACGAGTACCATCAGGAAAAAACATCATACTAACTCGTCTGCCCTCAAATGGCGGTATGGTTTGTAAATCAACATTCAATGCTGGTAGATTGTGTTTTCCTTGAAATAATGATTGTAATACTCTGATATACCAACCCTTTGCTTTAATCGGGTGTTTAACGAATTTAGTCCAAGTTGGTAATGTTTTCATGACATCAGGTACTAGTCCTAATTTGATTGACTGATTAACCGATTCGATTAAATCCATTTGATAACACAATACCGATGGATACGAAACATCACGTTTTATATCTTTGTTAAAGTGTGTTAATTTTAGTGGATTTGATTCTGATTTTTTATCTTGTTTTAATAAATTAACTGCGATTGTTTTTTGAACTAACAATTCGAAATAGGTAACTGATAACATATAATCAATATCCCATTCAGATACCGCTCTATCAGCGTTAGTTCCAGTCATTAAAAATAGAATATCATCATCATCAATTGCATCCTTTAATGGTTGAACTTGGTTCTTTCTATGAGCACCAAAATCAGCTTCGTCCACAATTACAAGACGTTGTACCTTTAATCCAAATAGAAAATCAATTCGTGATTGTCGTTTGCTTCCATTACAAAGTGAAAAATAAACAAATATTTTTTGTTTTTTTCGTAATGCCACTGAGATTTGTTCTTGATACGTATCATCATCACAATTAATGTGAACGATGTCTCGAAATTGTTCGAATGATGTAATATCACTTCTGAATGATGTGAATACTGTTTTTACGTATGATGTTATAATTGTAATCGGAACATCAATCTCCATACTCAATGAGGATGATGCTATTGTTTTACCGATTCTAGCGGCTAATTCACCTAAAAATCGTCGGTGTCCGTTGGCTATTGCAATTTTCAACTCAGCAACTATTTCATACTGAGCAGTTGATAATTTTACAATCGGTTTAATTTGAGTGGATTTAGATACAATCGCATCAACTCTTAATTTTAAGTCAGTCCATGCTAATGAATGTACTTCACTCTGTTTTACAAATCCAATATCCTTCCGTATGTAATCATCAATTTTACCATGTTTGTGAAATCGGTTTGCTTCCTTGGCAATGTCACTAACATCCCAAATAGCAACCATACGATATGAACCATCATCTACCAAATCTTTACGAGTCTGTGCTTGTTCTCGTATTCGTTGTTTACAACTTGTAGTTGGGTCGATACCGGCGAAAACCCATCTGTCACCGAATTTGGTTTCATTAGACCTCAATTTATCATACCAAGCGTAACAGAAAAATCGATCAGTATCACTTGGTAAATAATCTGTAATCACATTAGTCATAGTTTTAAGTTTTATTATCAATATCTACTACTAAAGTACGACTTTTTTTCGAGACTTCCTAATAAAACGTAACTTATTTTAAGTGTTTCCAAATAAATTCTTTGGCAATATAATCCACGTTCCACGTACTTATTTTGTAGTTGCGTGCGATTAATCGTTTAGAGAATCCTTGTTTTATTAATTTCTTAATCTCTATAACTTGGTCATCTGTTAATTTGGCATTCGGGTGGTTCTCACCACGTAACCTATTATCACTCATGATAATATTTTTTATGTAATTTCAGCAGTTTTATTATATACACCACATACGGTCTCTACAAATATTTTAGCTGATTCATCTGTGTTTCCTTCGAATTTCAGTATATCATCCTCTACATAAAACTTACCGATTTCCTTATTGTCATTATCAACATCGTGAAATTTAATAAGAAAATGAGGTTCGGTATCACTCATTAATGTAAATGTGTTGTCTTTTGTTTCATTCATAACTTTACTTTCCTTTGTTTATATCAATTCTATGTTACCTCACAAAATTTAAATGTCCATTCTTTGTATGGGCCTCTAACGTAATGTGTATTATTTTTACAATGTTCTCTCACCCGTTGTGGTGCAACCCCAAGTTTATTAGAAACTTCAACGGCTGATTCGTAAACTGTACTTGTTCCTTCTAAATCAATAACCTCAATACTCCCCAACCATCTACCATTGTTTGATCCTTTTTTACAATCACTCCAAATTTTTAATTTATCGGGGGTGTTTATAGCCACCTTTATACTTTTAGATAATTTATCACGGGCAATTGGATCACTCAATCTATTTTTTACTAATTTACTCATATTTTGTTTATAGTCATCACTCTGTACTATTCGTAGATGTTTTGTTCGTGTAATTGAGTCATTCATTGGATTATTATTATCAATGTTACGTCTGTGTAATTCACGTGTTAATTCTCTATTTGGATTATGAGTAAATGTGTCACCACCCTCGCCACCATTAGCTATATTGTAACAATCTGAATTTCGTGATTTATTAATCCAATGAATTTCTCGATTATCTATATTGGATTCATTACAAATTTCTAATATTTCTTTTTTAAAATTTTCAATACCATATTTTAATATTGATTGTTTTAATAATTTACCCGAACCCATGTAGTTTGGATTATTGTATTTATCCTTACCTACATAAAATCTACCGTTTACTAAATTAGTTGTTTTATATATTATCATTCACCTCCTTTATATATAAATATAAGAGTGTGAGATTTCTATATCATTTCACAGTAATTGATAATGAATCTAAATTATTCCAATGTACATACACCACCCGAACATGCAAGTTCTGCTGATAATTCAGTTGTATCTTCCGCTTCCACTACTTTGGTTAGGTCGATATTTTTAAGTTGTGAGTATAATTCTTCGTATTCTTTTTTAGTAATATCCTCAAAAGGCATTTGCTTGTAAGTTCCACCATCGAAAGGAATTACGGATATACCGTTATAATGTCTTTTGTTTGTCCACATCCAATCACGTACCAAATCCCATTCATTATCTTTTACTGAAACTGTACATGATACGTTGTGGTGATTTTGTCCTTTTCTGTACCCATTATGTATCCAATTTTCGGATATAAACTTAACACGTTCCAATAGATCTATCGGTGATTCATGTCTTGTTATCGCTCCCTTTGGTGCTCGTTGTGGTACTGATATTACCGATTGTTGTTCTGGTCTGAAAAACTCATCCTCAATTAATTTTGGATGTCTTTTCTTTAGATACGGATAAATTGATTCATCTTTACCAATTCTCATTCGTCTTATGTAGTAATTATTATGCCATGCATGAATTCCACTACTCGTACCAAGTACCAAACTTGTTGTTCCAGCTGGTTTTACTGAAGTTGTTCGAGCCGCTGGGTTTATTCCAACAATCTCAGCAACACGTTTGTTTTCTTCGTTTACAATATGAGTAGCATTCACGTAATCCAATAATAAATTACCCTTTGATGCAATACCTGTCATACTAACACCTAGTAAAGCATCTTTTTCAGTAGTTCGTGCCCATATATCACGTAGATAATGGAAATCAGTATACCCAGCCTGTAATGTACCAATGAAAGCGGCTGCTTTTGAACGTTCTTCAAAGTCCTCTTGATCTACAACACTACTCATGTTTATTTCAGTAAGGTTACAAAATTGATTAGGTCTTAATGATATCTCAGCACAAGGATTTGTACCCCAATCCATATCATTTGTAAAGTATATTCCAGGTTCACCTGCTCTACTTGCTTTCATTCGTTCCCATAAATGGTGGAACTTTGATTTAGTAATTTTATGTCTGAGTATTACAGCACTATTATTAGCTCTACCACGTTGTGGATTTCTAATGTACCAATCACCAATCTTACATGATAACATCGATGCATCATTTATGTTGAATAATGCTATCATTGCTGCTCTACGGATACCACCTGCTAAAACAGCATCAGCGATATGACACATAATGTCATGTGCTTCGAGTGATGATAAACTTGAATTATCATCCTTTTCACGTAACATACCCTCTAATTTGGTAAGAGCCAATCTAAGTGGTTCAGGACCAGGTGCTCTACCACCTGCTGTGATTAACAATGCACCCTTTTCTCGGATATCACTATAATCAAATTGAATATGTGAATTGATTTTACCTGTATATGATTTGAATAGTACCTTAACAGCATCAGCCCAACCTATAATACTATCTTGTATTACATATTTTCGTTTTCTATCATAATTGGGTTTGTGAATTTCCGGCAGGTTTTCGATGTGGTGTGTCTGTACACTATAACCCACCCCTGTACCGCCTAACAGTAGAAACATAGTTTCAGAAAAACTATATATTGAATCTATTGGTAGGAATGCACAGTTGTAAATTCTTGAATTGTTTATTTCAATAGGTCTACCACCGAATTGCATTGACCTCATTGAGGGTAATACTTTTTTAGTTAACACAAAGTCGTTATACACATCCTCGATTTCACCAGCTATCATTGGATATTTTCGTACATGCATCTCTTTGTTTCTAGTCACTATTTCAAACCAATTCTCCCTACGGTTTTCCTTCTCTAAATGTCTAGCGTATTTGGTGTGTACCACAATATCACTAAGTATTTTTTTATCCAAATCTAATTGATTCGTTGTGTTCATATTATATTAATTGTTTTTTCATTTGATTAAAGATATTGTTGCATACTATTTAAGATCAGAGTGGTTATCTCATTCACACCATAACAAAAGCCGATGGTTAAATAGTTTAGTTAAGATTCTCGATTACGAGTATATACTTTATTTAGATTCTGCTACCGATGCTTTACGGTAGTCCGTTATTAGTTTTTTCAATTCCCCAATAGCCTTACGTGCTTTTGTGTTTGAGGCTTTGGTTGTTTTACTATGTTCTACTTCAAATTGATCAAATAATGTCTTAATTTGTTCAAATAATTCTCCTGATGTTTGTGTCATAATTTAGTCTTGATTTTCTATTAATTTCTTATTGGTGAATATAACTATTGTTTATTTAAAAATGTATGTACTTCTAACTGTTAATTTTTGGTGAAAATGAATATTGGTTCTAATTTTAACCCTTTACCCGCAACACTAGATAGTGTTAGATAAATAGTATCTTTTAATTTAAATCCAGTTTTTTCCGATATTTCTTTTGTTCGTTCTTCTATGTTCTTATGTTTCGTAGTATTTGCTATGTTTAATATCATATGACCACCTTTACGTAATCCATGATAACAATTATTAATTGTATCTGTTAAAAACCCATTCAGCCACAAATCCTCTGATGGATATTTCAAATATGATTGAGTTGGTTCATCTGAATACTTCTCAGTATCAAAATATGGTGGTGATGTGAATATCAAATCAACACTTTCATGTTTTGGTTTAAATATCTCTGAACCTAAGTTGTGAAATTCAACGTGTTTATCGTGTAAATTCAAATCTTTGTTGAGTTTAACAAGACCATCATATGTTTTAGTAGATGGATCAGTACCGATATAAGTCTTACAATTACTTGATAAAAATCCTAGTAATCGTCCACCCCAACCCATACTTGGGTCATATATTACACCGTTATTACCATATGTATTATATAGATATTTAGCAACCGTTGGTCTAAAATTACTCACCGTTTGGTTTCCACCATATATCTTAAAATTCTGTCGTAATCTGTTTAGTGTGAACTTACCATTACCATGTTTCAGTTGCCATACCCACGTTTTTCTAATAATTTCTTTTAATTTTTCATCACTATTCCAGTACTCTATTGGTGTCATTTTACTTGATCCACACCGAACATCCACCCAATGCGGAAAGTACGACCAGGCCGTTGATAAACCATGCATAGTCTGTTCTAGTCTGTTATCAATTAGTAGTGTATTCTCATCAAAGTTGATTAACGATTTTATATCCTTAACTCGTTGATAATGAGGGACATCATAGTGTGGAAATCCATGTTTACGGAAGTACTTAAATATTACGTGTAAAGCATGTTTTGTATCCTTAACTCTTAATATATCATTAGTTATCTTACGATATTCCACGTCAAGTTCATCACAGTCAATGAATTTATTTAAGATATTATATTCTATCATATATCAAAGAACTTATTTGTTATTTCTCTTTGTTTTGGTGGAATATATACCTCACCATCTTTCATTGCACGTTCGATTCTAGCCTTTGCAATATTCATATAATCTTCATTCATTTCTATACCAATGAAATCAAAGTCTAATCGTTTACATGCTTTGCCTGTACTACCACTTCCCATGAATGGATCTAATACAGTACCACCTTTTGGTGTTACCAATTTTACCAAATATTCCATTAATGGTGTTGGCTTGACCATTCACGTGGGATGTGTATTTCTACCCATCCCAACCTCCTTTCTAATAAAATGTTGCTGTAAATGTTCAGGTAAACTACTGAACTGCATGCTTGATATTTTCATATACATATTTTTTATTTTTTATAACATCGTGTTCCCAATAACGTAATATTGTATAACCGGCTTTAATCATATATGCATCTTGACTTTTATCAAAATCCATTCTACGTTTTTGTCTTTTATCTGGAATTCCGTCTTTCAATGTAGTAGGGTGTCCGTGCCAATAATCACCATCCCATTGTATTACAATATTTTTATCAGGTATAAACACATCAACTAGAAATTTATCAAATACCAAAAATTGTTCTTCAAATTCAATTCCCAATTCATTAAGTATTTTACTACCTGCCACTTCCAACTTATTTAATCCTTTATTGTTTTGTTGTACAATATTTGCTAATATATTTGATTTTCTCCATTCTGGATCAAGATTTCTACATTTCATTGAGCAAAATTTAATTTCATAATCTCTACTATCTGCTAAACTTTTACTCAGGCCGAACCCCGTTCCACACGTTTTACATATGAATTTTGATTTATTCCTACTTTGCCATTCATTTTGGCAATCTGTATTGCAAAATCGTTGTTCTGTGTTTTTTGTTTCATATTCAATATTACACATTTCACACATTTTCTTAGTTAACGGATTTTTAACAGCAGTTGGTCTTGAAGTATCATAACATTTCCTAGAACAATATATTCTTGTTTTGCTAAAATTACCTTCTACTATTTTACCACAACTCGGGCAGTTTAACTTTCTTAATTTGTATTGATTTTTTCCCATATCTATTATAATATATCATAAAACCAATTGGTCTTACAGTTATAAATATAGAAAAATAAAATAATCATAAATATTTTTGAATTTCCAATAAAACATCATTGGTTACATTATCTTTTAATTCATAGTGGTTATCCTCACACCCCTCATTTCTATCACTTTTACTTGCTTTCGCACAATAGAAAAAGCGAGATGCAGATGTATCACCCGTTTCATTAAATCCTCTATCTGTGTGTATTGGGTCTCGGTGACCATAAATAACATTTGTTTTGGTTGCATTGTGATGTTTACTAACAACACCAGTTGTAACACTCGGAAATAACCCCGTTACCTCATTACTACCATCGTGGATTAGGTTTGCTGGAAATCTACCAACTGGATTAAAGTTTTTTGGTGTTACCATTGAATAATCACCATATACGTTATTATT